TGCTGCTGGTGCTGCTGGTGCTGGTGCTACTGCTTCTGCTGCTTCTGGTGCTGCAATAATATCTTTTACTTCTTCTACAACTGGGGTTGTAACTTTCTTAGTTGCAGATTTCTTAGTTGCAGATTTCTTAGTTGCTGCTGGCTTTTTCTTACTAGCTGCTGACTTTTTTACTAATGGCTTCTTAGATGTTGTTGACTTCTTAGATGCGACTGGCTTCTTTGTAGCTTTATTGCTACTTGTTTTTGATGTTGACTTTGCTTTTACCATTTTATAATAATATTAGTTGAATATATCTTTAAATACTTTTAAATTTTCATACCATAATATCGTAATAAATATTATTATTTTTTTTAAAATAATAATATTTATGATATTTAAACGAATTTTTTATAAATTTAAATAAATTTTAACATAATATTTTATATTGAATATTTTTATATACTAATATATTAGTAATATGGATGAAAAAAGAACAAATGATAATCATTCAAACATAAAAATTGATCAAAAAAAAATAAATGAAATAACAAATATGGTATTATATGTAGTATTATCTATTATTTCAGTCATAGGTTTAATTATTTTTAATGACAATGAGATAGCTACAAAAGTTTTAACTATACTGGTAATATTTTTTGTTATTATGTTTTATAGTAGTACTTTTAAAAATATATGTGAATATTTTTATAAACAACCTAATAAATTAAAAGGAATAATCATAACATGTATAATATTATTATTTGGATTTATATATTTTTATATTGACCAGACATACACACTTAGTATGGATACTATTGGCTATATTTTACTAGCATTAATAGCTTTTATTATAATAGGTCCATTTTTATATAATTTACTTACTGGTAAATATTCTATAGAAAATGTTTTTAAAACTATTGTTTTAATTGGATTATCAGTTTTTGTTATATTTTTTTCTAGAGAAATATTAAATAATGAATCAATGGCAGCATTATATAAATTTTTAGGTGGAAGTGCAGTCGCTGGCATAGTAATTTTTTTGACACTGAAATTTGGATTATTAAATAAATTAGGTGATTTTGCCTTAGCAATTTATAGTACATTTATTTGCATATGGTCAACAATGTTTATTCCAGATTTAACTACTTATTTATTCTCATCATTTGTATCTAATAATTTAGTTAATTTTATGAATAATTTTATGACTCTTTTAATAATTAATTTAACAATTGTAGTTAATTTTCTATATTATGTTCAAGATCCATTCACTATATTAAAATTATTAATAATTATTGTATCAATTGGTATTTTTTCATTAGGAATGGCTATGTATTGGGCACCAGATTTATGTGCTATTGATGAAACTATTTCATATGAGACAGGATGGTCAACATCAAAAATAATTGGAATAACTTTATTTGTTTTATCTTTATTTCTAGTTAGAAATATATACAAAAGTATCCAATATGTTAATATTAATAATGGTTTAGCTTCTAACATAAGATCAACACCATTATGGCTAACTGATATAATATATGCAATTATAATATATGGATCTATGTTTATAACAACAGAATTAACTTGGGAAAAAATAAATTTAAAGAAGAATTTGGGTGAAAGTTTTTGGCTAAGATTTAGTTATTCATTTTTAATATTATTTGTTGGGTCAATGATTGATTATAAAATATCATATAGTGATAAAGTTTCCTTACAAAAAACAATAGAAAGAGCAATAGTGTGGTTAATTGTAATCACATTTTTTCTTTATTCTATATTTAAAATGGGTTATTTGGAAAGTGTAGAAGAAACAGAAAAAGATTTATTAAATACTTTGAAAAATCCAGATATGATGAAAGTAAAAAGTATTCTTTAACTAATATTTTTCTTTAATTTTTCTAGAAGAGCTAAATATTCTGTACAAGAATCAATACAATAACTAGCAGTTTTTTTACAACATTTATTATTTTCAAGTTTAGAACATTCTTTAATACATGTTTTAACTGTTTTAATTGACAATGATAAACATGATTTTGTATTTGGTGATTTATTTGCTATGAAAAATGATGAAAGATCAATAGTTTCTTTACACTCTAGACATGCTTTTATACTTCTAGATGTTAAATTTACATCGGATGAATGTAGTGCTTGTATTATTTGGGCTTTACATGATTTGTCTACAATAGATCCCATATCAACTAATTTTGTTAATAAATTTCTCATCTGTAATTCAGATAATTTCATTATATCTTATAATGATATATTTAATTTATGAAATCATAATTTAAATATCTTTATTTAGTAATTTAACAGTAACTATTAAATAAAATTATTTTTTTATTTTTTATTTCTAAATTTTAGTGATTTATTATTAAATAATAGTAATTTTTTTTTAATCATTAAATCTTTTGATAATTTCACTGATTCCTTTAAGTATACAAAACTAAGTTGATTAATTAAAGGTTTTTTATGATCATACATATTTTTATATTTTTTTATAAAATTCATCCATTTTTCATTAAATAAATTATCGTATATAATTCTTAGAAATGAATGAAATCTCTTTACTTTAACATCTTTATCATTTTTATATTTATTTGGTAATATTATTTTAACATTATTTTCAAGTATTTTCTTATATTTTAATTTTTCTTTAATTGAATAATCAAAATATTTATTGAACCATTCGGGCTTTAACCTTTTGGTCCATTTATCATTTTTACATTTATAAGATACATATATAAATCTAAAACATTCAATATCATTATTATAATATTTATGGTATAAACTTATATTATTTGTATATAATAATTTAGTTCTTCTCTTATGTTTAAAATTTTTTGGTATGTGATTCTTTAACCATATTATTACCTTTTCTGATTTATGTTCATCTCTATTAAATCTAAATTTAAATTCATTTAGTAGATTTTCAGCTAATTCAATTAAGTATTTATAATTTCCTAAACTTTTTTCAGCCCATCTGAATGGTGCTAATGTTGGGTGAATATTATTTGATTTCTTATAAGGTGGTTTTAATCTAGTTTTATAATAAATAACATTACATAGTAATTGACAAATTTCAATCATTATTTTATTAACATGTTTATCACAATAATATTCAGCACATTTTTTTGGATCTTTATCCAAATAAAAAAAATTTACCATGTCTATAATATTAATTTATAAAATTATATACATCTTTTTATTTTATTATTTACTCTATCCACATAAATATATGCATTCTACTAATTTAAATTTAATTAATTGTGTATCCAATTTTATTTCTTTTACATTATTGCTATTTTTGAAATCTAAATCTGATGTTATTTTTGCAACAGTATAGTTATAGCATATATTATCATCTTGTCTCTGACCAATCCCATCTATTTTTGAAGTTGTAATAAAATCACCAGCTTCAAAGTTACCATTAATATTCGAAACCCATATCATACCATCACCTAATGAATTAATCTTTATGTATTTATTATTAAAAAAATCTTTATCATTATATTTATTACCATTATTAGTTTTATTTGTTATAACACCTATTACACGTTTATCTTTCTCTTTATTAGATAATTCAATTATTGGCATAGAATCATTAATATTAGCTTTATTATTTTGTAATAAATAATTATTATATGTTCCAATACTACTTACTATTTTTCCATACAATTTATCTATATTTTTATGTACAAATCTTGTTGAAGGTTTAACTATATGCTGTCCTGTAAAATTATTTAAATTTTTTTTAAAATCATCTTTTATTTTATATTCATTTATTTGATTAGCTGATGTCCAGAATAATATTGGATGAGTTCCAAATCCATCTTTAATCATTCCAATTGAATAAAGTGATTTAAATTTAACACTTGTATTATCTATATTTGAACCTTTGTTCATATAATTACTTAATGCATTTTGTACATAATTATAATTACTTATTTCAGTATTTTGATCTGGATTTGATATAACTAATCCTGAATAAATGTTACTCAAAATATTTTGTTCATTTTTAATCATTCGTTTCATTACTGTTTTTGTATTTGTATTTTCATAATTATCAATAATATTTAGACTACTAATACCCTGTAATATATTTTTAGTTGTGTCTGTTTGTAATGTATAGGAAACTTTAAAATTATATTGATTTTTTTCATTGTTTTCATTTATAGCTAATAATATTTCACCTGATTTATTTATTTTTAATCCATTGTATTCTAAATCATACTCTATTTTACCAGTACTATCTGTATATTTATTGATTTTAAATGCACATTTTGACTGCAATAAACCACCACATTCACCCTGTGATAATATCGAAACTGTAATATCATTACTATTTTTTAATGGATATGATGTATATAATGTATTTAAATTTACTGAATTTGGAAAGCCTTGTTTTATTATAAATTCTCCATCTATTGCAATAGGGTCAAATTTATTTATTACTGTTATATTCATTGTTATATCTGAAATTATAATATCATTCCCACTTGGCGCCGGATCAAAGTTTGGTGTTGGTTCAGGTTCAGAATTATCTATTGGATATTTTATATAAATTTGAAAATTTATTGTATCAGTTGATGTTTTATCTAATATTGGCGATATATATTTCAATAAATAGTCTATACCATCTACTCTGGTAATGCTACCTATACTTTTTTTATCTTGATTTAAATATATATTATATTTAATATTAATATCAAAAATAGTTAATATAAAATTACGTATATCGATGTAAAAAAATGCGGACATATCATTTGTAGATGGTTCTCTACTATAACTAACCAATTTATTAATATTACTTTTTATATTATAAATAAAATTAGCCTCTATTGGAAGGACACCATTCGAATAAAACTCAAAATTTGTATTATATTCTGAATTATTTGGATAATTTATATTAATAGAATTATCTGTAATATATTGACCTAAACAATTTTTAACTTTAACTAATGCACTAGATGGATCATCAGCGCCAGCATGGTCACCACATATCTCATTTTGATTTGTTCGACAATTAGTAATGAATGAATATAATTTTTCTTCATTATGATAAACACTATAATAGGCGGGCATAGTTTGTGAGTATGAACCAACAATAGGTCCATTTAATGTTGTACAATCTTGAATAGATGCATTTATTAAAAGGCCAACAATACCACCAGAATTTTTTGTAATAGAACTGCATTTATTAGTACAATTTTTTATAACTGAATCACTTGTCATTAGTGAAATATTATCAGGATTCTTATTCACATTTGGAGAAAACGTTGTACCTGATGGAAAATTTATAAAATTTTTATATAAATAAGTCATTGATTTAATTAAATCAAATATATCACTTGAATAATAGTAATAATATATTAATAACCCTTTTGTAAGTTGTGGGCCTTTAAATATAGATGGATTATCGGTAGTCCATTCGCTTTTAGATCCATTTTGATCGAATGAAACAAACCTTTTATTTGATTTATTAAATGTATCTCCTATATATAAATCACTTCCATCAATACTAAAATTATTTGATGACGTAGACATATACAGTAAACCAACAATCCCACCTGAGATGTAAGTATTACATCGTTTTGTTATTTTATTTAACCAAGGATCTATATATTGAGAATCTTTACCTAGTTTGTCTTTGTTTCTCATATTTTTAAGATCAACATAATCAAATACATTATCTTCATGATTAGTAATGTTACATTTACTCGTTGTATAACACCCACTAATACTACACTGTGACATCATAACACATCCAACAATACCACCAGTTAAACCAAAACCAATCTCACCAGTTGAACTACAATTTGTAATTGTTACATTATTAGCAAAAATAACCGCACCAATAATACCTCCATAGCACATACAATAATTGTTATAATAAGCATAGTTATATGCAAGTGGTGTTCCTGACCCATCATAAGGATTAGTATAGTCATACATATCATAAGTAGATAATCCAATTTGACAATCACAGCTACAATTAGTAATTATATATTTTGGACCATTTTCTTTGGAAGTATAATAACCATTCCCTAATATACCAGAATAAATCCATGCAAAAAATTTATTATAAGGTGTGACAGGAATTGTATCACTAGTCACTGTTCCATTAAATAATTGTAGATCATTTGTATTTGTTATCTTTATATTTTTAATTGTCAAACTATAATTTAGTTTATTAATTTTTATTTTATTTGTTGGTGAAAATCCATCGCTACTAATATCGGATTGTTTCAAATAAAAATTGTTTAATAATGATTTAATATAAGGACCAATAAGATCTGAATTCACAATTTCTATAGTAGTCTGAAATATATTATTTATAATACCTGGAAAACCACAATAAGCACCATTTTCATAACTCAGATTATCACCATAATATTCTTTATCAATTGTTATTAGTGGTATATCACTATTATTAGAAGTAAATGTAATTGATTTTACATTATGTAATAAATATTTTCCACTTGCAAGATTACCTTCGAATTGTTTTAAATAAAAATATAAATTTTTTGGCCAAGATACGTTTAATCCAAAAGAAATAGTTAATTCTATTTCACTATTATTACCAAAATCAATATTTGGAAAGACTTTTTTAAAATCAAAATAATGATAATTATATTCATAAGTTTTTGATTTTATTGTTTTTTGAATCAGTAAAGTATCACCAGTAAAAATATAATTTTTAATATCAGAATAATTGTTTTCAGAATTCATCGTAATTTGTAAATTAGAAGTAATAGATGTATTTGATGCATTTAATGCCTTTGCGTAAAATGTTATTGTATTATCAGTAGTGCCATTAATATCATTATTATTATTATTATTATTATTAAGATAACTGGGATTTGGAAAATTATTTATAAAATCAATATGTAATTGATTAAATGTTGGTATACTATCAAAATAACTAAAATTATTTGTTTTATTTTTATTAACATTAACAGTTATTTGTAATTCAATTTTATTTAATGTATTATAAGTTGATGAATCTTTTCTACAAAATATTAAATAGGGTTTATTTTGCATTAAATTTAAAAAATTAGTATTAATATCTGGGAAATAATTACTATTTTCCCAAGTTTTTATATCAGCTTCCGTTGGATTATATGATATAATATAATTTATATTATAATTATCTATTGAAATTATATTATTAAATGTTATCTGTTCAGTATCATTCTTTTTATCATCTTCAAATTCACTAATAGTTAATGTAAGTGTATTAAAAAAATCTTCCGGTAAACTATTTATAATTGGTTCTGGTATTCCAATTAATCCTGATAAATCAACATAATTTGGAATATTTGGTTTATTAAGATATTCATAATGTGATAAATCACTAGATTCTGTATCAATCGGATGAATCTTTGGTAAATATAAATTTGAATAATGGCTTACATTAAATGATTCATTTTCATTATTATTATTAATACTAGCTTCAATTGATGTTGTATCAGTTGATTTCCCAGAATATACTGGTAAAGATAAATAAGTTGTATCAGCTTTATTTCCATCACTATCAGATACTAATTCATCTTGGCTAATTATATTATTATTATCTGTAAATTTTATTGGATTATTTTGTGTTGATCCATACAAACTATTCTTTTTATTGTAAGATGGTAATAAATTATATAGTTGTGGCTTATTAATTGATGTACTTGATGATGGTGTATTTCTATCCTTATATGTTATAATTGTTGGTGTAATATTACCAAATGAAGTTCCTTTTGGTTTTGGTAATCCACCAATAGTATAACAATCATTAAACTTTATACAACCATATGTTTGTTTATTATATGATTCATTTGGTGGAAGTATACCATCATCAGAACTAATTAAAGATTTTATTGTAATTTTACCACCATTTATATCATACCATGGTTTAGTTTCTTTACTACATTCAAAAGATCTTATTCTAGCTATTGGATTTTGTTCATTGAATATAATATTATTATTATAATTTATATCAAAACCTTTATCGCAACCATATAAGCTACCTTTAAATTCTTTATTAAAATTAACAAATCCAATTTCACCTTTAACTTTTGATAATTCACCAATATCACCATTTAATATTTGTCCATTATCTCCTATTGTATTATTTGTATTATTACTTCCCTTTTGACCTTTAAAATTATTATTTTGACTATTATTGACATTCATTATTTCAAAATTACTACCATCATACGAAAATAATAAATTTGTATATTTTCCATTAAAATGATAATCAATTGTTACATATTGTATATATTTAAAACTAGTATTCCATTTTGTATATCCATTTGGATTAAATGATTCGTTACCAATTAAATTATTAAATGTTGGATTATTTTGATTTCCTTCTGGATAATTATTATCTTGTATTTTATCTATAAGAATACTATTTAATTCACCTGTATATATTATAATTGAATTGAATCCATGATTACCCTTTGTACCTCTTATACCATTAATTGGATTATCCCCTTTTATATTAACACTATCTGTAGCTGATTCACCCTTATAACCTTTTGAACCAATATTATTTATAATATTTTTATTTCCTTTATTTCCGAATATACCTTTTAATCCAATTTGACCAATTTGCCCAACTTCACCATTTAGTGCTGTAAATTCATAATTACTTCTAGACCATGATTTACCATTCCAATAAATTAAATATTTAGATAATCCATTACTATTGCCACTATTATTACAATTTCCACAATTATTTGAACAACAATTTATTTTTACATATTTATTTTCATTACTATTACATGATATATCATTATCACAATTTCTTTTATCATTGTCAACCAATTGAATATATATTAAATTATTATTCCATTCATTATAACTATCAGGATTAAACGGTTCAGTGCCAATCAATTTATTAAATTTGATATCCAAAGATCCATTATTAATATAACTTGGGTAATAATTATTTTCAACATAATTTATAAGATCTTCTGTTAAATCTCCATGAAATATTATTATGGGGTCATATCCCTCCTCTCCTTTTTGACCTCTTATTCCCTTTTGGCCAAAAATACCTTTGATTCCCTTCTCACCTTTATTTCCTTTTATTCCTTTTTGACCATTGATTCCTTTATCTTCACCAAAATATATTATTTTATTGTCTTCAATTAATCCGTAGAAACTATTTTTACAATCATTAATATTATTGTCATAAAAATTAGATATACCCATTGTACCTGGCAAGCTATGATTTATCTTTTTAGGTTTATTTTTACATTTATCATTTAATAATATAGATGCATTACTAATATTAACACCACCCTTAATTATTACACCACCATTTGTAATTAATGTAGATGTATCATATTCATTCTCTATTCCTTTTATACAGGGAATTAATTTTTGATCAGATGATATTTTTATTTTTGTTATAATATTATTTTTTTTCATCTAATATATAATAATATTAATATATCATTATATTTTTTAAATAATAATATTTACATGCAATAAATACATCCGACAAAAGCTATTTTATATTTTATATCATTATAAATAATATCAACTGATTTATCATTATTGAAATCAAAATCTTGTGTAATTTTTGCAACTGTATAATTATGTCTGATATCATCATTCTGTTTCATGCCAATACCTGGTATAGAAGATGTTACTATATAATCACCATTCTCTATTTTATTAATATTATTATATATCCATATTCCTCCATCTCCTAAACTATTTACTAATATATATCCCTTTTTATAAAAGTCATTTTCTACATATTTTAATTTATCGTTATTAATTTTATCTGTAATGACACCAAAAACATTTTTAGAATACTCTTTATTTGATAATCTAACAACTGGTAATCCATTATTAATATCTGATTTCTTATCAATATTAGTATAATTATTGTATTTATTTGATGAGCATACTATTTTTCCAACATTTTGATCTAATTCTTGATGTATGATATTATCTTCTGGATAAACTATGTGTTGACCTGTAAATGAATCACTACTACCATTTTTTAATGTATGGCTATACCATTTGTATTTACTATCATTCCCTTTCACATACCATTTTATTAAGAAATCATTTTTTTTAGTATCAGATCCCATAGTAAATAAACTATCATTTATATCATAATTTGAAATGCTACCACCAGTAATAATATCAACATCATCTATATCAATGTTATTAGAAGAATATGATAAAATACCATTGTTATTATCTACAATTAGTCCTGAAAATATATTATTATTATTATCTAATTTTTTTACACAACCAATAAAATTATTATCATTGTTATGTCCTAATATAATATTATTTACATTTGATATATTGAAAAAAGTTTTTTCAGGTGTATCTGCCCCTTTTAAAAAATTTAGATTATTATTAACTTGATATGCAGAATCTTTTTCTGTACAATCTTTTATACAATTAAATATAGCTTGATCACCTTTTTTCCCTTTACCCCCCTTTTGTCCTTTTGTGCCTTTAACACCTTTATCCCCTTTATTTCCTTTAAACCCTTTTTCACCCTTTTGTCCTTTATTTCCCTTTGTAAAAATACCTTTTTCACCTTTTAAACCTTTATCTCCTTTTTTACCTTTTATTCCTTTATCACCTTTTGTACCTTCACCCTTCTGACCCTTTATTCCTTTATTACCTTTATTACCTTTATCTCCAATTATGCCTTTATCACCTTTTTGACCATTTTGACCTTTTTGACCTTTTTTTCCTTTTGTACCTATAAATTGTCCATAATCATCCCAATATATGCCGTTATATGCTATTATATGTTGTGACAAACCATATAAACCAATGTTTGTGTTTTCTATCCAACCTTCTGATTTACTACTTATTTGTAAATATTTTTGTGTATAATTTATGACCGAATTATTCAAAATTGTTCTCACATCTTTATCAATAACTTGTGTATATATAAAATGTGGTTCCCATGTTAAATGTCCATTTGGATTAAATGGTTCATTTCCTTCTAATCTATAAAATTCTACAACAATTGACCCATCTAATTTATATTTATAAATTGGATAACAATTATTTTCTACAAATCTTATTAAACTTGAATCAGTTGATGTAAAATCATATGGACCAAATGGACCTGGATTTTGATCTTTTGTTGGAAATGGAATTTGTGGATCTTTTATATTATCATCATTTAAATTACCATGAAATATAATCTGGAAAGGAACACCCTCATCTCCTATAAAACCTTTTATTCCTTTTAGACCTTTTTGACCTTTTTGGCCTTTTTGGCCTTTTAGACCTTTTTGACCTTTTTGACCTTTTTGACCTTTATCACCACCAAAATCAACTTTATTTCCGTCATTATCTATATATCCATAAAATGAATATTCTCTTCCTATATTTTCATTAGTTTTTTCAAATGATATTGTACCAGCTAATGATGAACCTTTATATTTTAATTTAGATTCAGATTCAATAAAGGAAGCATTACTTATATTTAAACCACCTTTAACTATAATACTACCATTAGTAACTAGTGAACCAGTATTATATGCATTATGTATAGTTTCATCTGTTTGTCCAGCTGGAATTATTTTTTGAGAAGATGATAATTTTAAAGTATTAAATTTATAGTTTTTTTTCATCTATATTATACTATATTTAAATATTTTTTATACTTAAATAATATTCACTATATATATATAATAATGCCTGGAGCACAATTACAATTAGCTGCATATGGAGCACAAGATGTTTATTTAACCGGTAATCCCCAAATGACATTTTTCATGGAAGTATACAAAAGACACACCAATTTTGCACTAGAAACAATAGAGCAATTATTTACAGGTGATGCTAATTTTGGTAAAAAAGTATATAGTACAATTGAAAGAAGTGGTGATCTAATTAGTAAAATATTTTTAAATATTAAATTACCAAATTTGTATGAAATTTTTTGTGTAAAAGATAAATATAGACCAGTACAAATACTAGGATGGGTAAATAAAGTAGGTCATGCAATTATAGAATATTGTGAAGTAGAAATTGGTGGAACAGTTATTGATAAACATTATGGTCTATGGTTAGAAGTATGGTCCGAGTTGACAGTATCTTGTTGCAAAAAAGATGCATATAATTTTATGATTGGTGGTAATGAATTTAGTAATACTATACATAACCAAAAAGAAATGAATCTAAGAATTCCATTACAATTTTGGTTTAATAAGAATATAGGACTAGCTTTACCGATTATAGCATTACAATACCACCAAGTAAAGATTAATATTGGATTTAAAAGATTTGGAGATGTATTTAGTAAAATTTCACAAATTCCTATTAATCAATATATTGAAAAATGTAATAAAGTAAGAATATTAAATGCATGGTTAGATGTTGAATATATTTTTTTAGACAACGATGAAAGAAAAATATTTGCACAAAATAGTCATAAATATTTAATAGAACAACTACAAGTAAATACAATTAGTTACAAACCAAATATTCAAAAATATGATTATACTAATGTTGATGAATATTTTGAATTCATATCAACATTTTCAGCTTCATTAGACTTTAATCATCCTATAAAGGAATTAATTTGGGTGTTACGTAGAAGAGCGATAATTGAAAAAAATGATTGGTTTAATTTTAGTATATCAAGCAATCCAGATGATATTGATCTAAATATCGACGAATTTCAAGGTGATATATTGGTTTCAGCTAAATTAATGTTAGAAGGAAACGATCGATTCTCTACAAAAGATGCCCATTATTTTAGAATTGTTCAACCATATAATCACCATACTAATGTACCTGATAATTATATATATGTTTATTCATTTGCATTAAAGCCAGAGGACCATCAACCTTCTGGGACATGTAATTTTAGCAGAATTGATAAAGCAAATTTGTTATTAAATTTAAAAACAAATATTAATAGGAATATGAATGTAAACGATACAATTTATGAAAATGAATTAACACTAACTGTTTTCGCTAAGAATTATAATATACTAAAAATAATGAATGGGATGGCTGGTGTAGCATATTCAAATTAATTAACTTGAATTAAAAATGGCATTGCATTAGCAGCATCAACTGATACCTCTACTATTGCTGTTAACATTAACATCGCACCTAACTTTTTTTCATCTTTATCTATACCTTCTGTAACAAATCTATTAAATATATCAATTATTGTATTTTGTAAAAAAAACATATCCTTAATAGGATCTAATTTTTTTACGTTTTCAACCTTTATCACAAATGCTTTTGGGTTGTTTAATATCTTTAATTTTTTACATTCTGGTAATTGTGCTCGATAATTCCACACATCCTCTGCTATAATATATAAATCTTTCAATTTATTCATTGATAAATTAAAAAACCACTTAGGATCAGTATAATTATCTAGATCATTAAATTTTTTAAATATAGATATTATCTTTAATTCAAGACCTTTAATTTCATCTAATTCTGGCTCATCAATTAATAGATCATTCTTATTTTTAAATTCTTCAATTCTTTTATTTATTTCTTTCTTTTCATTTGGTGTAAACTCAACTAATGTATAAGGATTAATAGGTGGGTTAGAATCAATTAATAACTGATTTAGATATCTAATATCAAAACAAAACAATTTACCATTGTCGCAACGTAATTTATATAAATATTTTACAGGTATTAAGAACACAGTTTCTAGATTCAATAAATCACATTCATTAATACTTTTTAATCTAGAATATATTGTAAATCTTCTATAATATTTTTGAATAGTGATTATTTGTTCTATATTTTTACTATACATCTCAATACTAGACAAATATTTATGTAATAGCATATACAATTGTCTCTTGTTCATTTTAGTTTTTTTATTATATATTAAATTAAAATGTAGAAGTGTATCTAATAATTTTTTTTTTCTAATTTTTGAAAAATTACTTAGCATACCTACTTTTGAGTATATTATTTGATTATTATTTTCATTTTCATATGATATTGATATAACCTTTAATTTACAACTATTTTTTACATTTTGGTCTATTCTTATCACATTCTTTGATCTACAATGTATTCCACAATAATCACTTCCATTCCTTCTACTGTATGGGCACTGAATATTTAATGAAATCTTATTTTTTACTGACATACATTTATCATGTTGAATAACAGTGGTCATTATACTTTATAATATATATAATAAATGCTTTAAATATAATTTAATAAAATCAATTTTAATAAAAAAATATTTAAAATTAAAAATTGAAAATATAATTATATTAATAAAATCAAACTATAACATTTAATATAATAAATGAATAAATTAGACAAAATTGTTAGACCAACGGAATTTAACGCTGAAGATATTGTTTTCACAGCACCAAGAAAAGTTAACGACAGAACACAAGTGTATCTCAACTATACCGGCGCTCGTCGCTGGGGTTGGGAAACACCATACTTGAAAGCCCCTTTTGGGCCTTCATCGTATCAAAAAGGTGATACGGGAATACAAGACTATAATCTTCCTCTCCAAGCAGTTGCAAGGAACCCAGAGGAACAAGAGCTAGTAGACAAGTTTTTTAGTGAATTTGAAAAAATGGATCAAAGAGTATTGGAATTTGCACAGAAGCATTCTAAAATGTTACTAGGCAAACAATATACTGATCAACAGTTAGATATTGTGGAAGTAATGACAGGAAAATGTGTTCGCAAGAACGATAGATATCCTGCTCGTATTTCACCAAAGATTCCTAAGAAACGTGACAAAAATAATAAAATAATAGTTCCCATTTCACCTGATATTTTGGCATTTCACAAAACACCGGAACCTATTCAACCAAACTCATTCGATGAGGTTATTAAACATGTTCCAAGGAATACATTTGTAAAATGTATTATTCGGCCACGTTTTTGGGTAGTAGGTGGAAAGTGTGGTGTTAGCCTTTTCATGCAACAGATTGTTTATCCAGAGGATTCTGGTATTGATGTTTCATGTACCAGTGGTTTTGATGCATCGACATTTAAGAGTGTTGATACACAAAATGCAAAAGCAGATGAATATGCAAAAGCAGATGAATCAGCAAAAGCAGATGAATCAGCAGAAGCAGATGAATCAGATGAAGTAGAAGATTCTGATGATGCAGATGCGAATGAAGTCGATGAAGATGAAGATGAAGATGATGATGATGATGATGATGAGGAGGAAGAAGTTTCAGAGGAAGCATAATTAATTATCAAATCAATAAAAAATTTTATTTAAATAAAATTATTATAAATAATATTATAAATAATATCTATATAGTATATATATGACACAAGAAAGCTTTAAAAAACAGTTAATAAAAAATAGTATTTACAAAGCACTATCTCAAAGAAATAGAAGAAATAGAGTAAATAGAATTAAAAAAAAATCTATTGATACAAAAAACAATAACAATAAAAATATTAAAAGAAAAGTTAAAATTGTGAATAATATTAAAATACAAAAACCTAAACCAAAAAAAGAAGTAGTGGTTGTGGATGTGGGAAATAAATTATTTAAAAATAAAATTAATATTCATATTTAAGTATGAATATTAATAATGAATGCATTATCTGTTTAGAACAAATTATTCTAGAGAGTGATAATTTAATGTTTTTTAAACCAGTTTGTGGATGCGAAGTAGTTATTCATTATAACTGTGGAAATAAATGGCTAAAAAAAAATATTAAATGTCCTATTTGTGTGGAAAAAATTGATCCCACTAATATTTTTACCAATAATATAGATAATATTCAAGATATTAGTCAAGATATTAGTCAAGATATCGGTCAAGATATTAGTCACGATATTGGTAGCGATATTGATCAAGATACTGAAATTACTGTAAATTCATCAAATAATTTATTATTTAATAATTATAATAATCAATTATTTATATCTAATAATAATTATTATAATAATAGAAGAAAATTATTTATTTTATTTATTTTATTTGTTTTTATTTCAATGATAATTATTATGATTATATCATTCTTTAGTTCCTAACTAAACCAACCTGTTATTGTATAACTATTTTTATTACAAAAATTATTTATAGCTGATACGTAATGCTTAGAATTATCCGTAACCTTAAATATTAAAAAACTATTATAACGTGGCACAATTGCTTTTTTAATTGTGTCATCTTCATTTAATAGATAAAAAACACCACCATCTGTTATAGAAAAATTAGGTGATAATTGTAATGTGAATGCTATTTTTCCTTTATTTTTATTAGAATGTATGTCTAGATAACAATTTTTATTATATTTAGATATAAATATTTCATCAATTTTTGATATATTTTCATTTGTAATTTTACTAATTTTATCAATGAATTCTTGTGATGATAATTTTAAAAATAAATTATATAAGTATTTATTTTTTGGAATAAAAAAAGTCCTGTACATATAGTATGTAAAAATACCTCTATTTTTATTTTTTTTTAAAATATTTATTACACCATTTATATTTCTTTTATTATTATATTGATATATATATTTTTTTTGACCATTATATATTACTAAATACCATAATTTATTGAATATTTTTGATGATATTAATTTATATGCATTATCTATTAAATCTTTATCTATTAAATTATCTATAATTAAATAATTATTTTTCATATAAAAATTATTATAATCCTCTAAATCCATATTATTAGTTACTATATTTCTTACATATTCCAAACGTCTTTCTATGTAGTTTACTAATACCAAAATTATCTATTGCATCTATATGTTTTTTTGTACCATATCCCATATTATTCATTAAATCATATTTTAATAAATCACTGTTATCTTCACATATATTTCTTATATGATCATCATGTGCTACTTTAGCTAAAATAGATGCTGCTGCAATAGAAACATATTTATTATCACCTTGTTTAATACATGTATACGGTATATATTCCATTTTATTATTTAATATTGGTATAAATTGATTACCATCTATTAATAAATAATCAGGTTCTACATTTAAATTATGTATTGTTTTATGCATTGTTTCTAATGTTGCTTGTAATATATTTTTTTTATCTATTTCATTATTATCTGCATAACATATTGAATAATCTATTGCTAGTTCTTTAATATATTCACTCAATTCTTCTCTTTTTTTTTTGCTAAGTTTTTTTGAATCTTTTATTTCTACATATTCTGATTCTTCTAAATCATTCGGTAATATTACTGCACCAACATATACTCTACCTATTAATGATCCTCTACCTGCTTCATCTATACCCACTTCTAATCTTTCTTTCTCTTTATAAAGTTTTAACATATATCTTATATTCTTATAATATCTTTAACTATTTTAGTATTTTAAATACTAAAATATTTAGATTAAGCACCTTCATCAATATCGATGTCTACAATAGCTTCATCATATCCTTCTTGTCCCTGCTTAGGAAAGAATTTAGAAATGTGCTTCATAATTGATGTATATGCAAGTCTCTCATCGCCTTCTTTTCCTACAAGTTCTGGAAAGATCTTTGATAGTTTATCGTCTAAGATAATACGTCTTTTGTTATCTTCTGCTTGAAGATTATACTCTTTTGAATACTTACTAACTTTTGTTAGAACATCAACTCTTGATGCAATATCTGATTCCATGAACTCTGCGAGTTCTGGGTGCTTTTCTAGCTTAAACTTACGCATAATTCCACTATTTGACTTCTTACCACCTGAATTCTTTCTCTTTTTCTTCTTAGTCTCTTGCTTGGCTGCTTTCCGTAACTCTTTTAATGCACTAAGTTCCGAAATTAGAAGTTTTTTGATTTCCTGTAATACAGATTGATGGTGGTCAATTCGTGAAATTAGTGTCTTATCCTTTACGTCATCAACATTATTGTCATCACTATTGCTGATAATATCATTAGATGTTTCTAGTTTAATACTAGTTGATTCAACGACTTTTTCAACGTTTTCAACGGTTTCAACATTTTCAACGTTTTCAACAACTTTATTATCTTCTGCTTGCGCAGAGATTTTTTTGCTCTTTGATTTCTTAGTTTTTTTACTACTTTTAGATGTTTTAGTTTTTGGCATTAATATATACTACTTAACACTGTTTATAAAAAAATAATAAAATTAAAAATTCAATTTTTTAATTTTATTATTAAAAAGTATCTTCTAAAAACAATATTATTTATTTTATACTGTAATTATTAATTCTTGTATTGGCCAATCTTCAAATGTACCGTCTGGTAAAGGTCTTCTAATAATAAATGGTAATTTTTTACTATATAACTCTTTTTTTGCAATATCAATAGAACTTATCATATCGCCCGGATCAATAAATGGTTTTGCGCCACACTCAATTTGTTTTGCCCTATAACCCAATACCCTTGCTTTTTCATATTTTGTTAATACTGGTATTGTTTTTTTATCCTTTTTTTCATACATATTATTTATTGTTTCCTTAAAATTTACAACTTTAAAATCATCTTCATCGTCTATTATTTTATCATTGATTATGTCATCATCACTATCATCCTCTTCCATTATCGTATTCGCATCATCATTATTTTCATTATCTTGATCAGTCTCTTCTTCTTCGTCTACATCACTATTACTCACATCCTCGTCCATAATCGCATCATCATTATTTTCATTATCTTGATCAGTCTCTTCTTCTGCATCTATATCATTATCTTGATATGAATCTATATCATTATTATTATTAGTATTCTCTTCTATCAATGAGTCTTCTGAATTGTTATTCATTATATTATATTATAAACTATTATTTTTAAATATTATATATTTATGTAATCAATTTTTATGTAATTTAGTAACTCCATTGTGTTAGACATTCTGTACATATATATGTCAGTTTTAATGTATTATTATTCTCTATAAATATTGATTCTTGTAACTTGGAATTCTTTATTGATGGACATTTATCATTTGGACATTTCTTATGAATAGTTCTCGGATAGCCTGGATCATAGATAATATCTCTAACATTCATATCTATTATTTTCTTAATTGTATATTTTTTCTCATAAATAATATATTGGTCTGTATCCTCCATATTACCACATATTTTACAATGATTTACAAGCTTATTTTCTAATTCTTTAATATATAATATATTATTACATTGACTACAAAATTTCATTATATACTATTATTATTATATATAATTTTTAAATCATTATAATTCAATTTTTATAATATTTTATCATTAATTTATTTTAAATTCTTTATCGAATAGTTTACATATTTTAAATGATCTATCAAATAATTTATATTTAATATCAATTCTTTTTTAAATTTCCAAATCATCTTACCTGTCTTATGTGACTTCTTTTTAGTTGGTATATTATATTTATCACATAGTTCCCTTAAATCAGAAATTTTTAATTTATTTAGGTTAAATGAGTTTAAATATTCAATCGCTTCATTCTTATCATTCACTATATAGGTTCCTTGATGAAACCAATCATTTAAATCATCTACTTCAATAACTTTTTCTTTATTAACAGTACAACCAGTTAGTTCAGCCGATATTAGTTTATTATCTTTTGACTTATCTTTTGACTTATCTTCTTGTTCAGAAATATTAATAGTCTTGGGTTTTACATCTTGAACTAAACCTAAATCTGTCACACTTTCATATATTTTAACTAAATTATCAATGTATGATTTATACTTAATTTCTCTACTCATTCCATAAGTGGAATTTATTACTTTACCATCTTGCTTCTTAGAATATATATTAACAATCTCCATTATTTTTGAATACCGTTTAACATACTCTTTCAAATAATCATCTTTAAATACTTCAAAACCAGATGGTGGATTATTTACCATATTAATTATTGATACTCTTATATTTTCATATCTAATAATACTAGTATACGCATTTATTGTCGCCTTTGCAGCAGTTTCATAACCAGGCTCATTTTTCAATGGTTCTGCTATTAATACCATGGCTTGTATAGACAATAAAACAGATTCAATAGTATTACATGGTGTCCAACCTGGACCACTCCATGTATTTAACATAGATAAACATACTTTACCACATGTATACAAATTAGGATTAAACCTTGTTCCATTACCTTGTGTCATTGTTGTCACTTTGGGTGGTTGTAGAGGATATGTATTCGGAAAATTAATATCAAAAAAATATGCACCGCCATAATAAGGTGTTCCTTCTGGACCAACCATCATTGCTCTCATATTATACATATTACTTTCATCATAATGAAAATATATCCCATGATCGTTTATATTTGATTTATACAACTTCTTTATGTCACTGCATACTCTTTTAAACGCTCTATTAGTCATTTATATATTTTATACTATCATTAATATTATTAATTATTTTTTAAATTATTTTTTCAAATTTTTTATCCTAGATAATTATATATATATATATATAATGAATTTTTTGTACTATGTACCGTCAATTTATTACGTAAGTATCGATAAAATATATCAATACATTAATTAACAACAAGGTCATAAAGTTATTAGAATGAATCCAGAACCTAATATATTTATAAGATTATCTAATTTCTTCACTGAACCAACTAAAATCATTGATGAAATATACCTAGGAAGCGCATTTAATGCCTGTAATTCAAGTCAATTATCTACTAGAAATATAAAAACTATTGCAAATATATCTACCGAATTAAGTAATTATTATGAAGAATATGATGGTTTTGAATATTTTAATATAAAAGTTAATGATATTAATGAAGATTCAATTAAAGATTATTTAAATAATTTTATTGAATTTATGGATATGCATATAGGTAAACCAATTTTAGTACATTGTTTTGCAGGTTCTAGTAGATCAGCTACTTGTATATTATATTATCTAATAAAACGCAAGGATTTCTTATTTAGTGAAGCGATCGATTATTTACTTAAAATACGCCCATGTATCAACATAAATGTTACTTTCTTAAATGAAGTAAAATCTTTATTGAAAATTTAAGATAAATTATAATAAAATCTCAATCAATATTGTATTTAAGACATTCTTTTCTATGTATTTGGTTACCACATTTTTTACATATTCTTTTTATACAATTACATTCAGTATTTATTGAAAATCCCCAAAATTCATCTAAGTGTCTACATTTACAAATATTATCGAATTCGTCTGTATTACAACTAAATGAACATATGTTTCCCATATTTTACCATATTTTTGCCATAGTTTATCTAATTTTTTAATTAGATAAAATATATCACTATTTATTCATTTTTTTATTAAGATAATAATAGAACAAAAGCATCTTCTTTATCATGATTAATAAAACCACTTTCTGATAGATCACTTTTTACCTTTATAGATATTTTATTTTTATTACCTGTTGTATTTACCGAACTTTGAAGATTCGAAGGACTGCTATCATTATATGTTCCTAATTTAGTTATTGAAAAATTTATTGATGATTCATCGTTTATATCAAATTCTGTTGAAGTTGAACTAACATCTTTTAACCTTAAAGCACAAATTCTACCATTAATATCATCAAAATATGTATTATAAATATTATAATTTTCGGTTGATGTTATTGCCATCCATCCAACTGTCTCTTCTATATGATTATTATATTTATTTAATGTTTTGGCCTCCTGCATTGTTATTTTGAATGAATCTGTTTTTATGTCTTTAACTCTTGTTAATAAATAGTCATGTATAAATAAATCTTCATTACTTGTTTGTATTTGTGAAAATATTAAAGGTTTACTAATATAATTATTTTGAAGATTAACTTTTTTAAAGGGTTGTGATGTATCATCACCACTCAATTTATTCAAATTTGTTTTTCCAAATTCAATTAAAATTCCATTTAAATTATATTTGCGATTATTCTCACCAATTAAACACGATACATTTGTTTCAACTATTACATCATAACTATCTTTTAAATAATATGGATAAATTACACATGCTTCAAAACTATTTTTATAAACGTTCCTTATTTTAATACAAGATGCATCATTAATACCATCATCTGATACTATAATTACTGGCTCACTAAAGTTTTTATTGTGTGTAATAGTTGTCCAAGTATCTGTTAATACTAATGTTGATTTGTAAATATTTAATTCATCAAAATCATTAATCTCATCTTTACTAATTGTTATATCATTAAACTCAATACTTTCAATATTATATAATTCATCTGTAATAATTAAATTGTTATATAATGATGATACTTTTATATGGCTATCTGTTATTTTGTATATATTAAAATCATTAAAACTAGTATTATAAATTACTTTATCAAATCCATTTTTACCATCTATAATATTTTTAACTAAATCTATCTGATTAATATTATCATTTCCACTACCAGATGTTAAATTCTCAATTATAGTATTATTTGCTATCGTAACACCTGTATAAATATTATTTGCTTTACTAACATAACCACCGCCATCAATATTATTACTAATAGTTGCTTGTCTTAAATCAATATTAATAGCATTCGAACCATTATATTCTATCAAATCTTCACCATCAGTATCATAAATACATAAATATCCATTAGGTATTCCATTAGTTATATTAGAATCATTTATTACGTATATATTATCACCATTGTTATAATCTGGATTTAATCTGTATAAAAAATTCATTGCTGCTATATCAAATGCCATTGGACCTACACTAATCCCATATTTCTGCGGACTATTTGGATTATATTCAGTTGCTATATCATTATATGTCATTACCGTATATACATTCTGATTTAAATTATTGTCACCTAAATCGGCAGAAGTAGACACACCAGGGAATAATGATGAATTACCACCATTATCATGTGGATGTGATAATCCGAAACCATGTCCTAACTCATGTACCAATGTGAGAAAACCATAACCACCCGGCTCTAAAGTATTTGACCAAGAATTAGTATTATATCTATTATATATTCCAAGTGAATAATTCACATCAGGTCCTTCGTGATAACCTAATGTACCACTATTTGTATTAAAATTATCTGATAAGATTTCAATAAAATTTGCATCATTTTGCAATGTAACTTCTTTAACTTGATTTTGGGGTATTCCAATTAAATCTGTCCATTTTAATAATGCAGTTCTATATGCATTTTTTTCTGATTGATACCAGGTTAATACATTATATGGAAAATCTTCAATTTCATTTGGCTTTAAAAAATAATATGTTAATTCTTTGTTTATATTATTTTTATCATTTATAGCATCCCAATCCCATTTATTACCACCATATATTAAACTTTTTACATAAATGTTTTCAATATTTGATGGATCTTTAAAGGATATACCTAATTTATTTACTTTTTTTTTATTATTTTTACTATTTTTGTTATTTAATAAAATTTTATTTTTTAAATCTTTAAATATATCATTATTATTATGACTAGCACATGAATGTATATAATTCATTATATATTAATTATATAAATTAATATGTAATATCTTTATTTTTATATTTTCTACATTTTTGATTTTTTTTTTATTGTAATATTCTCTACTAATTTTAACTTACCATATGTTCTCGAGGTATTATATTCCTCATTTAAATTAATATCATTAATATCTATATTTTTAAATAAGTCATTTATCTGATGTAAATATGTTTTTCTAAGATTTTCCTCTAAATGATCTACTATTAGTTCATTAAAATTTGTTTTTCTCAATTTTAAACTACTTTTCCAGTTTTTTAATATTTGTTGCAATTCATTAAATATAATCGGCATTTTATATATTCTATATATGTTTATTTCTTTAAATTAAGTATATTTTTAATACTATCTATATGATATTCTAATATCTTATTATTTTTATTATTTTTTGTATTAAATATATTTAATAATTCATTATTTTCAAAATATATTTTTTCATTTGACATTTTTGTTATATCTTTATCACTCATATTACATACATAATTAACACAATCTTCAAATGATTCATAATCATTTACATTTATAAATGCTTTTTTATTGAAAAATTTATTTACTGTATCACATCCCCAATAAATAGGTATGGCACCACTATAAAATGCATTTAAAATTTTTTCTGTAATATAACCTTTTTTACATTTATTTTCCATTGCTATTACAAATTTATATTCTTTATATTTTTCAATTATTTCATTACCATCCCAACCTCCCTTAATTTTGTTTTTTTTTGACTCTTTATAACTTCCATAGTTTTTACCATAAGCGTGGCATAAATTGTAACCCATTTTTTCAACAAATAAATCAAAAATTTTCTCTCTCTGATTAACTTTATTTGAATGACAATAAGCTAATAAATACTTCCTATTAATATTTGAATATTTCCTTTTTTTATACAAATGTGGTGAAAATAAAAAATATGGTAAATAAATATAATTTGTCAAGTTTTTCTCAATTGTGCTTAATATATTCAAATATTTTAATTCATTTTTACTTTTAGGAGGGGTAAATGATTCGCCAGACCAATATATATAAATTTTTTTGTTATTATTCCATCTTGGTTCCCTATTCAAATTATGGGAAGATACTATTGCATTACATTCATCAATATTTTTCCATTCAATTTTGTTATAACCTATCTTTTTTAAAATATAATCAATATATATTCTACTCCAAAAACCCATTCCTTCTGATCCAATTATTATTTCCATTATATATATAATTAAATATAACATTTTTATATTTAATTTTTATTAATTTAAATTAACATAATTTCAAAATAATATTACCAATTGGAGTATCATCTATTATCAATCCTGTATTATTATATATTATATCTGGTGGACATGGACATGCACCATGGGTTTTTAAATAAGTATATAAACAATCATTAGTCGCATTACTAAAAATTACCTTATTATTATCTAATTTATATTTTTCATTATTACATATATTGCTTTCACCAAATAAAATTATACTAAAATTTGCATCATCTTTTGAAAAAGATACATTTATTGGATTTCCTATAATGCTACCACAAAATTTACAGGGTATTTCACTATTTACAATTGATATTAAACTCGTTAAAAAAAAATACTTTTTTATCATATAATTTATTATTTAATATATTTTTATAAATAGTATTTTAGACAATATATAATAAAATATTTATTATTTATATAGATGAAAATCAAAAAAATACCATTAGTTGATGTTCGTAAATTTAAAAAAGATGATTTTGTAAAATTAAATATTCCAACTGAATCAGAATTAAAAAAAATAAAACCGGGATATTTTGTAAAAGTAATATATTATATAAATGAATTAAAATCAGAATTATTTTGGATTCAAGTTTTAAAGGTTTATAAAAATGACGAGATAAAAGGATTAATTGCCAATAATATACAAATTTCTAATAAATTTAAGTTAGGTGAAGAAATAAAGATAAAAAAATCAAATGTTTTTAAAATTATGAAACATACTGGCAAGGTTGTAAAATATGAGGCAAAGAAGCCCAAGGCAAAGAAGCCCAAGGCAAAGAAGCCCAAGGCAAAAAAGCCCAAGGCAAAGAAGCCCAAGGCAAAAAAGCCCAAGGCAAAAAAGCCTAAAGGTGTTTTAAATAATATTAAATCATTTTTTGAAATTTAACTTTTTGAAACTAAATTTCGGTAGGAATGATTTAGGATAATCAGTTACAATATAATTAATACCTAGCTTTTTACATAATTTATATATGTGTCTTTCATTAACTGTATAGACAGATATTTTCACATTCATCTTTTTTATTCCTTTTATTAATTCTTCGTCTATATGAGAATACCATATAACTATTAAATCCAATTTATATTTATTAATTAATGTATGGAAATTATCACTATGTCTATTACATGTAATATATCCTTTTTTTATTTGGATATTATATTTATTTTCATGATTTAGTATATTATCTAAGTGTTTTTCATTAAAAGATGTTAAAATACAATTATTATAATTATTCTCTACATATATTAATTTGAATAAACAATCTATTATATTAAATTTGCGTGATTTAATATCTATCTGAAATGTAATATGTTCGAATTTATGTAATATATCACTCAACTTTGATAAGTTATGTCTTTCAATTAATACTTCATCCGATAGCTTTTCAAAATCGTTTCCTCTATGTGAATATAAATCATGCGATAAAAAAATAGTATTATCACTAGATAATATTACATCTATTTCAATATTTTCACAGCCTATATTAGAAGCAGCTTGAATTGCATCTAATGTATTTTCATTATATTCTTGTGTTAAACCTCGATGTGCAACTATTTTCATATATATTATTATAATAATATTATAATATTATTATAATATTATTATAAAATTTATCTGTTAAGATTAATATTTAAAATCAATTATATCTAATTAATTATTATAGATGTTAATTCCAGTTGATTTATGTTATACAATTTGGGAATTTATAGGTAATAAAGCTATATTATTAAATAAAGATCTTTTAACACTGATAAATTCAAAAAAAAAAGAATTTATAAATAATCCATTAACAATTAAATTCAGATTAGCACGATTTAAAGAAAGAAGATCAAATTTAAGTACTAGATATAGAAGAAGACCATCTATTCTAGTTGAAAAATGGGAAGAACAGAAATTAAATGGTGACTATAAAATAAATAGTATTGATAATAATGGACAAATAATTCCATCTGATATATTTAAGGAATCACTTATACCAGTATCAGAAGCAACAGTAATATATGATAGACCACTAATTGATGATTTTGACTATTATTATAAAGTAATTTATTGGGAATTTTATGAAATGTATACAGAAGAAGTAGAAAGGGGGAAATTATATAAAATGTTATTTAGTTCATATAATTTGTAATTTTTAATTTATATTTTTTGTATTAGTTCCTTGGCAGACTTAATTTTAGTTAAATATGTTTTATAAATTGTCCTTTTTTTATGAACTTCATTATTCTCTTGTAATAATTTAGTTAAATTATTCATCTGTGCGAACAACATATTAGATAAATTCTTCTCTATTTCTAGTATGAAATAATACATTATAATTTTAGGAATATTATGATTAATATTTTTAACAATACATCTATAATAACCAGTTAACATGTGTTTTATATAATCTGCTTCATTTTTTGCTTTATATGTACCATTCATTATTCCTAAAAAATCTGGATCATCTGTCCATATGTAATTTTCCTCTAACTTTAACACTTGATCAATCTGTTTATTTGTTTTTAATAAAAGTGGTGTTATTGTTTTTTGTGCAATAATATCTTTCATTTTTGATTTAAGTAAAGGAAATCTAGAGTACTTTTCTAATAATTCATCAGATAAATCAATTAAAATATTTGAAATATCTTTTACACATTGTTGTGAGCTTTTAGATAATTTTGAAAATGGTTGAATTGTTTTTATACAATTTTCAAGTACTTCAACGGGTGGGGCAGAGAATGACATATGATTTCCTTCACAATTTAATAATGCTTGTCTGTAATAATCATCACTCAGATGTTGGAATTTATTTTCAGATTTTGATAATTCTTGTCTGTAATTAATGAAAACATCTCTAATTTGGCGCCCAGTGTTTATATCTGCACATCTATCATTGACTGCTTTTGAAAAAGATTTTGTAAATGTATTAACCATTTGATGGATATAGCTTAATTTAGCTTCATTTGTATCAGGTAGTGGATCACCTAACTCTTCCATTTTTTTCTTAATTTCTATATCTTTTTTTAATAATAATTTAAGAAATTCTGGTAAACTTTTTTTAATTTTATTAACTAAAATATCACTTAGATTATTTGATAAATTTTTAATACCAAGTCTATTTTGTTCTGGTATATTACTATATTTTTTATGATTTTTGAAATATTGTTCTTCTTTTTTAAATCCGTCAAATATAGATATAGTATTCAATTCTGTATTATTCCTATTTCTTACAGCATAGTAGCCATATTTTAATTGTAAATCTTTTGAAATTGTATTTGTAAAATAATCAGCTATTGTAGTATCCTGATCCATTAAATCAACTTTTGTTAAAACACCAATTGTTCTTTGACCATCTGGGTCATATTCTTTAATTAAATCAAGAGCCATATCTGTTTCAAGATCAACTCTGGCCGGCATTACTGCCAATAATATTGTATTTGGATCTTCTGCATATACAGTTAATAATTTACGGATTTTAGTTTTAATATCCTTTGGCTGTCCCTTATCAGTACATGCAACCATTGTCAATCCAGGTAAATCAATTAGACTAAGATCAGGTACGTGTGGTGAATATATTTTAAGATTAATTTCTTGGAAACCGATGTCCATTGTGTTACCTGCAATTTCAATAGTTTGGGATTCTATTTGTTTACGAATTTGTTCTACTTCTTCTTTTGTTGGTATTGGATCTGTTAGAACAACTGTTTTAATTATTTTCCATTCTACATTATTGTAATGACCAAATTCGGCTTTCATCTTATCTGATTGTATTAATTGTAAATTAAGTGGAACACGAGTTACCATATTTTTACCCATTGGAAGAATATCCATTGATAAAATTCCATTAAGAACAGAACTTTTACCTGAACTTTGAGAACCTATTACAGCTATTCTTGGAACTTTCTTTTTCAGTAAATTTGTATCTGAGAAAACACTATTCAATATACTTCCCAATTTTAATATTTCTGGTTTAGCTATATTAAAATATCTTTTTTCATTTGATGACCATAAAGATGTAAATGTATTTGTAATACTATTCATATATATTAACTAATTATATATTTTTTTAAATCTAAAATTATCAATAGTTTAGTTCATTCATTAAATAATATATAATATAAAGTTTTAATAAGTTAAATAAATTATAATGCAAGAATATCACGAATTACCAGGACTTGGTCCTAGAAATAACCAACGAGTATTTTACATTGCAAGTTGTATAGTTCTTTTGAATTTTATACTAATTATTGCTATTTGTTCATATACTGCAACGCTAATGGGAGATGCTTCTGAAACTTTAACGAAATTAGATGAGATATTAGATGATGCTCAAAAAGGTGTTAATATGCTTAATCATATTTGTAATAACAGTACCCGTTTAGTTAAATGGGGATTGAGTTGTAATTAAAAATATACATTTACTGTATTTTTATCTATATATATGATATATGGATAAAATAGTTATTATAATACCAATGATTACGGGTTACCTAGGGGGTTCTTTTGTGGCCCTGGTAAAAAAGCAGGGGTTAAAATTCCTGCGAGACCACCTGGATATATTTTTGGAATAATTTGGCCAATACTGTATCTTTCGATTGGATATTCTTGGTACCTAACACGAAAAAGAGCACCAAAAATGTTAACTGATATTTTATATGGAATTAATACATTAATATCTGTTAAATGGTTGATCTTATTTGGTTGTTTGGATTGGAAAAAGATGGCATTATTTGATTTAATTGCATTGGTTGCATCTACTCTTATATTGATAATATTTAGCCTTAAATATTCAACACTTGCGTCTTGTTTGTTGGCACCATATTTGGCATGGTTATTATTTGCGCAAAAGTTGAATTATTCTATCGTGAATAATTTATTGTAACCAACTTCGAATCAATTGCACTTCTTCTAATCTAGATTTACCAACTGGGGTTTTATACTCAAAACCTGGATCTTCTTTTGAAGAGTTTAATACTAGTTTCTCTTTACTTGTTGGTGTTTCCAATACCATAGTTATACCAGATTGTTGACAATATCTAACGAAATGTGATAATCCTTCTAAATTTATATGACCTTCACCTAAATTCTCATGTCGATCTTTCTTACTACCACATGGCATCTTACTATCATTTAAATGAATTAATATAACCTTTGACCAATCCAGTTTCTCAGTGAATTCACTTATATATGCATGCGCACCTTCTGGTGTACTTATATCATAACCAGCCGCAAAAATATGACATGTGTCAATACAAAATGATATTCTTTCTTTTTCATCGTCTGTAAACATATTGTATAATTTTGCTAAATCATCGATACTTGTACATACTTCTGTGCCAACGCCGGCACCAGTTTCTAATATAAGATGTGCATCACATCCACTTGTTTTAGCTAATACTGTTGAAACATATTCTTTCATTTGAAGAATACATTGGTCAACGGAGCAACGTTTACAATGTTTACCCATATGGAAAACAGCACCCAATCCACCCATTTTGTCAATCCATTGTATATCGTCAACACCTGTATTAATAGAATATTCAGAAGGGACAGCACCAGTATTAAATATATAGCTCGAATGAACATAAAGTTTAATGTCATTAGTTGTAATAAATTCTTTACATTTTAGGGCATCTTCTTCTTTAATTTTAGACATAATCTTTCTTTTTGGTGTTTTTAGAAAAATTTGGTATGCATTAGCACCAGTTTTTTTAAATTCCTTTGCCAATGAACCATAAAATGATTTTGTTATACTTGTATGATATCCAATATAAGCCATTGTTTTTAATAATAATATATAATATTATATTAATATTTATATAGTTTTCAATTTTAATAGTGATATTGTTAAGATAAAAAAATTGACATAAAACTTTGTTTTACGCACAAGTGACATAAAACTTTGTTTTACATACAAGTGACATAAAACTTTGTTTTACATAATTTTTATAATATAAAAAAATTGACACTCAAATGTATCTATTCATAGTTTGTATAACATTTAGTAAACTACCGTTGTGAAATCTTACATCCGTAGTTTACCACACACACTCTCTCTCTCTCTTCCAACAATGGGATCCTTGTTCAGCAAGGAAGAAGCCGTGTCCGAAAAAAGTCAAGAGGCTATGATGGATAATCTGGAGGCTAGGGGAAAAGCCGAAGAAATTTTGAATGATGTTTCAGAAAAGCTGAAAACGCAAACTGATCATTTAAAGTCAAACAAAATGCTTGAAGAAATCCTCACGCACTGGAAATACATTTTTCTAATTTGTGTTGTGCGTCAAAGATGTAGTGTCGAAAGAGACCGCGTCGCTGAGATTCAATTCCAAAAAGATTTGAAGACAGCCCTGGACAACTATCGTTTTTTTCGCAATGAAATCGAAGATTTCATCAGTGATTTTGGTCCTAACTACTCGATCACGACTCCAAACGTGGACGACAGCGGTGTCCCTGCACAAGGCGGCGACGGTTACAACAGCAGTGACGACAGTGACGATCAAGAAGAAAAGATGGAGTCTGTCCATGGTGAGTCCAGTCAAAGAATTCTCACTATTGTGAATGATGATGGCGTTTCCATTTTTGAATTCAAATTATCGATTATGGATAATCTTCACCAGGATCTTCATCCTGATGAAGATCCTGGTGAAGTTCATCTTGATAATTTAAAATATTTTGCTACGATCAGACCAGCAGTTGAGACATTGCGTAAGACCCTCATGAAAACAGAGGCAGAGATAAAGACATTGCGTAAGACCCTCATGAAAACAGAGGCAGAGATCAAAAAATGCCAGGAATACGAGAGAGATTTTGATCAAAAATTAGCGGCTACTGCCACCGACCCTTTCGGAAACCCTGTCGGAGCCCCTACCAGAGCCCCTGTCAGAACAACTACCGGAGTCTCAGTGGAAACTGATCCTCGTGCCCAAATATTTAACAATTTTCTCGGCGGAGGTCGTAAACAGAATGACTCCTCCAGAAGAAGAAGTTCCTTGGATAGTGTCACTAAAAACCGTGATGTTGATCATGTCTTTAAGAAACCTGCCCGCAAGAATCAGGCGAGACCTATTTTAATCGTTCAATGTGACGAGCATGGAAAAACCCTTGTAAATGGTGTGGTTCTTACAGAAGATGGTAATACTCTGGATGATGATATTGTACAGGTAATTCTAAGGTTTGTTAATGAAATGCGCCGTAAGAAAATTCAATCCGGCGACATCTCTTTCGACCCTCATGCAAACGAGGACAGTATCCGTAATATGAAAGATCGTATTGTTGAATCATTTGGTAGTATTTTTACCTTCAAAAAAACTAATTGCGACCATGTGTTGGAAGCTACTCTAGTATCAATATAGGTTAGTCTGCGCACATTTTTATAATATAAAAATTGACAAAATAATAATACTATACACACTAATCATATATTATAATAAAGTTGGTAGTAAACTAAAAGGAACCATGAGTTTCACCGATATTACCAATAACCCTATATGCAGACAGAAAATTCATGAGATTTGTAATACCCCTTTTACTGGATTAATTCGTAGTTATTTTGAGATTGGAATAAAATTGTTAGATAATTTAACTAATTTTGATTATAGTAAATGGTGTGAAGGGTTTATCTTTTTTATGATGAAAGTTGAATTAGCTGTTGATGAAGAAGAATATGTAATAAAAATGATGTTATTTGATAATGCAATTGAGAAGAAATTTATTGAATTGAGTGGTATTAAAAGATTTATTTTTCATTCTTTATGCCAACATATCAAAATAAATATTTTTGATAATAAATATACTATTGACCCAGGAAAATATGCTATACACATTCTTGACTCTTTAAGTAGTGGATTATACAGTATGTTGGCAAGAATATACATACCTCTCGAACCATACGACTATACACCAAATGGTATTGTATTATATGATGAAACACTTTGTTTGTACAATAAACATAAGTCAACACCAGATTTTTCTATTGAAAAACTAATGTTTATGAGTATTGTACCATATTATTTAAGATATGAGGATAAATAGGATACTATTTAAAATTTATAATATAAAATATATTATATGTTTCATAAAATATTTTTTATAACTAATTTACTATTAACAATTTTGAAAACTAATTGTAACAAACGATTAGAAATTAATAAGAATAGCATAGCCATATTTAGACCCATATATCCTGAATTTAGAATAAATAATATAAAATATAGAGAAGGTATTAATCCACTTTTTGTTATGAATTTTAGACCAGGTATATATAATGTTAGTGAATATCCATTAAGTGTGTATCCCAGTTGGGCTAAATATGGAAATAATTATTTTAAAAATTCTTTGATAAAAACTGATTGGAAAATTATTGATAAAATAAATTTTAATTTACATAAAGATTCTATTGTAAATATAATTGTATCATCATACAATCCACATTTTTATAATATCAGTAAAATGAATAATATTGAATATAAAATATACCATAACCATGAACAATTATATTCCACGAATTATCCTTCTTTTGATTTTATCAGTAAATATCATTTTAATAAAGGACCACATTTATTAACATTAATGGCAAAAACAAATGATGTTGCTTGTTTATGTCCCACTATTGGCGATGGTTTCAAATCAGGACATCATTTTGCAATATGGGAAAATACAATTGAAAATAAAAGAAATAATATACCTATTAAAATTACATTGCCAATTTACCATAAAGAAAATAATGTTATTAAAATAGATAACTTTAATGTTGGTGTAAAATACAATTTAAATCTTTTTACAAAATAACAACAGCAATTGAGGTTATTGTTGTTGAATTATTTAAGATAAGTATCTTTGAACCATTTTTTGGGTCATTGCATTTTTACCACTAATTTCAGCTTTTATTAACCATTGTAAATAATTTGGATCAGATTCTTGTACCTCTTCTATTGTTTCCCCTTTATGTTTTCCAAATGATATTTTAGTTTTTCCTAAATCATTTGTTTTTTCCATAGACATAATTGAACCCATATTAGCAAGTTTATCTGCCATATCATTTGCCATTGATTCGTAATCCTTTTTATTTGTATGTGCTTTTACATATTCAAATCTAACTGTTGGATTTTTTTTAAGATAATGATAAGCATCTTTAAATATCTCAACATTAGGTATACCTTTATCATCCTTGGCTTCCCAATTTTTGAGTGCACATTTATCTCCATAAGTTGTAAAACATCTTATGGAATATACAGAATCTGTATGAATAATAATTGGTCGCCTGGCTTTAATTTCTTTACTTAATATTTTTAGTGTTTTTACAATTGCAGCTAATTCTGCTCTATTATTTGTTGGTTTATCCATATAAGGTGCACCTACATTTCGTGGATCATTTTGTCCAAAAAATATTCCAATACCACCGTATGATTCTTTGGCACCATTTCCATAACAACTTCCATCTGTGTAAACATGAATTTTTTCACCGACTGGTTCTGTGCCTGGGCAAAATTCAACAAATTTTGTCATTTTTACTAGCTCTTTTTCGATACCATTTTCAGCAAAATAATCTGCTTCATTATGAGTATTAAACTTTTTATATACTGGTTTATTAAATCCATTTACTTGGGCAAAACATTCCCCCCATGTTGGAAATACTCCTGTTTTTCTACCTTTATGGACTCCATAGTATTGTATTTTTGTTTTAGGCATATTAATATTATATCTAGATATAATATTTATATATAATATTTATATATAATATTTATATTTTATCAATTTTCAATATTAATATTTACTAATTATATATGTTTAAGGAAAATCAATATATATATACTTTTTTTTTAATTGAAAATGTTAAACCACTTGACTGGATTAATTTAGATGGTTATTTATTCAAAAAATGGTTAAACAAACAAGATAGTAGTAATAATCCATATATATTAGGAAATTATAATATAACAAAATTTATTGAAGATATTGATCAACTTACGTGGATAAATAATGATTCTTTTAATTTTATAAAATGGATAAATGGTTCAGATGGTTATAATCCACCGACTATTTATAATAATGACTATGATTATAAAGGTATATTTAAGTTTAGATTATTAAAAAATGAATGGAATAATTTGCCGAAACCATCAATTGAGAATAATTTTAGATTACCAATTGTTAATAATGATAATTGTTTTTTAAATTTAAATGAATCTCAAATAACAACAAAGAATACTAATAATAATTACATTGAAATAACATTTAATTTTATGTTTAAAGATAATGAAGAATCAATAGATGGATTAAGATTTTTTGGCGGTAAAATAGATTATTCATCTATATCCTCATTAGAAATATTAGATTTTGATAATATTCCATTATCAAGAAATGATGGCGATAATGATTATCCAATTGGACTTCAATTTTATGATATGTCAATTATTTTACCGAATAATTCAATTCCAATTATATTAGAAAATACAAGTTTTGATTACACTTTTTCATATACTATTAAATCAACGAAAAATAGTAATTATGGTAATATAGATAATTGGGAAATTAAAAATGTAAATAGTTGTATTGGTACATTTAGCAATAATGAAGATTTTAACACAAAAATAAGTAGTTGGGATACATCAAATGTTACTAATTTGCAACAAATGTTTCAAGATTGTGAAAATTTTAATCAACAATTAAAGGATTGGGATACATCAAATGTTACTGATATGGATTATATGTTTGAAAATTGTAAAAATTTCAATAATGATATTTCAAAATGGTGTGTCTCAAAAATTAATACAAAACCCATTTATTTTGATAAGAATACCAGTTCAGATTGGTCATATTTACATAAACCATTTTGGGGTGAATGTCCAAATAAAGACCGAGAAGATGTGGAAGTATTATATTCTGAACTATTAGAAGTTAATACAGTAAATAGCACAAATTTATCTTCTTCTGATAATTGGGAATATTATAATCCAAGTAAAGATCCTAATATTTATTTTGCTTTAATGAACAAAACTAACAATCAATATGATAAATTGGAGGTATTAAAAATAAATAAATTAGACAACACAGTAGTTAAGTGTACATCTACTACAAATGTAAATAATATATACTGGAATAGTGGTAGTGTATCTAATAGATTATGGTTAGATATAAAAGTTATATACACGGATAAAGGTGATTATGCTTATATGTGCACAGAAGGATCTGGATTTGATAAAACAGGTAACGATGATTCAGCATTTAATAATAAAGTTGTTCACATTTATAAATTAGATACTTTATATGAAAATGAAACATATTCATGTGTTAATACTATTCCTGGAATAAATTATCATAATGTTTTTACATTTCAAAGTTATGATAAGAGTGTTGCTTATTTATATGGTGTTGGTAGTAATAGAAACGCCCTTGAAATTTATGACCTAAGTATAAATCCTGAAAAACCTTTTTTCTTGGGTGGCTACTTAGCATACCCAGATGGATACAATCATACACATACTAACGATGATCCTATTACAAATAGAAATATATTGTATATTCATGATATTGATGTAAGTGATCAGATTCCCGGACATACTGATAAAATATTACTGTTTGGTGCATGTATTTATTGGACATCTTTAATTGTTTTAGATGTAACTGATCCTGTAAATATACAATCATTAGTATCTATTGTGGATCCAAGATTTCAAAATCCAACTTTTGATAATTATGGATTACATCATTGCTGGTTAACACCAAATTCTGAATTTTTAATTACTGGAACAGAAGGTTTTACTAAGGATAATTTTATTATTGATATTAAATCATTATTAGCTCAACCTAATTATTATTATAATAACGAAAATATTGATTTAAGTCAATACTCAAAATATGTAGGTGATTTACAAATATTAAGTAATTCTTTGGGTACTAATTTACATAATCAATATTGCTATCAAATTAAAAATGATGATGAAAATTTTATGTTATTCACGGCTGCATATGCATCGGGTACAATGATACATATATTAAATTATAACAAAATTAGAGAAGGATTATTAAATATTGGTGTTAATAATAATCTACAAGATTCAATTGTTGGTTATCAAAGAGTAACAGAATCATATGAATCGACTTATGTAACAGATAATTTTTTACAAGAAGCAGTATGGTCGGTATCGTATTGTCCTAATAGTAAAATATGTTTTGATTCGTGTTATTTCGGATCAAATGATCATGCAAGAGGATATCGTGTATTTAAAGTAAATTCAGTCCCTGAAATAGGTCATAGAACTATTCCACCACAACAATCACAAGTTACTACATATACCAAAAAGGTGATTTTAAGTAAAGACCCATTATTTGAAATACATCCTGGTTTTTATAGATTAATTATTCGCAATGCAAATAGTGGTTATTATTATGAAATTTTTGTAAATGATACATTTAAGGGTATTTCTTATGGTAAATATGATTTAGGACGTCTTACAAATGATACAAATGATACTATTGAATATAGTATTAAGGTAGTTGAATATAATCAATATAATATTAAAACTAATTGGGAAGAAAATCAATATATTAATGTTGACCCACATACTTATATGAGTATGAATGAATATACACAATATAATTTAAATATGTTTAATATTATGCATCCTCCATTAACTTTAGTGAATAGTAATATAGATTTTGATTATAATTGGGTAGGATGGCCAGGGGATTATGAGGGTTTTAAACTAACATTGGATATGTTA